CGCTGTCGTCTGACCAGTACCGCCATTAGCAATTGGTAACGTGCCCGAAACATCTGCCGCAAGTTGAACTAATTCCCATGCAGCATTTGTACCATCAGTGGTGAGGAATTTGCCAGTATTACCGCTCTGAACAGGTGCAAGAGCGTTAAAACCTGTAGTGGCTGTCGTCTGCCCCGTACCTCCGTTGGCAATCGGGACAGCGCCAGTAATGTCAGCCGTGACGTCAACCAATTCCCATGCAGCATTAGTACCATTTGTGGTCAAGAACTTGCCAGCGTTAGCGCCCTGCGAAGGAGCTAACGCATTAAAACCTGTAGTGGCTGTCGTCTGACCTGTACCCCCGTTGGCAATAGGAACCGCGCCAGTAATGTCTGCCGTAACGTCAACCAGCTCCCATGCAGCGTTAGTGCCGTCAGTAGTTAAAAACTTACCAGTATTACCTGTCTGGGTGGGGGCAAGAGCATTGAATGCTGCGGTAGTCCCAGTTTGACCAGTACCGCCGTTAGCGATTGCTAGCGTGCCTGCCAGTGTAATAGTTCCCGCTCCGGTAATCGGACCGCCAGAAGTTGTCAGACCAGTAGTGCCACCAGACACAGCTACAGAAGTAACAGTGCCGCCAGCATCGGCTGACCAAGAAGTGTTCGTGCCGTCTGTTGACAAAACCTTGCCCGTATTCCCTGATTGGTTGGGCAGCAGCGCGTTCAGTGCTGTATTGGCTGTTGTCTGGCCTGTACCGCCAGAAGCGATAGGCAGCGCGTTGGTTAAACTGACGTTTTGCGAAGTGTTGATTGAAATGGCAGTGCCACTCCCAGAACCTAGATTCAACGTGCCGGTGGTGTCCCCCTCCAATTTTAAAGAGGTAAGTGATGTGGTACCTGCAGAAATTTTACTCATGATACTTCCTGTTAAGGTGTTACTAGCAGCCAATACTGTCCGGGAGCAACTGTTATAGATGAACCGGAGCCTATATTTAAAGGCCCCAATGACATTCCATTGGCGTATGGTGGGAACACAAGACTTCCTTGCGACTGTGAGCTAAAAATACTAACAGCTAAACCCGCATTGGCGTTGTTTGCACCTTGTATGGCATTATACAGATCAACAAAAACTGTACGCTCGGCCGGTTGAGTGACAAATACATCTTTTGCCCCCAGTGTAAAATTGACAAGTGCGCCGCCGTTGCTAGACGATAAAACAGTGTCACGAGACAGTGTGTCGGTGCTTGACGTATACGTGCCAATTCCAACCTCCCACTCGTTGAGCAACGGCGCTGCAATTGTGTAGTACGTCTCATTACCATTACCAACACCTGCAAGAAAAGACTGGTATGACGTAACAGCGCCGTCAAGCGTTACCGCACCGGTACCACCTGTATCGGTTGTTTCTCGTACGCGGTCTGCAAGAACAAGTGCCATTGTGTGTCAGATGTTGTTAATGTTGCCCCAAGACGGGTTTTGATCGGTATCAATAACCTGCCAACCACTACCCTGCGTCGTACTCAGCAGTTGCCAGACAGCGCCTTGCGCAGACGATACTAACACCCACCCGGGATTTTGAGTATTGGCTATATTCTGCCAGTTTGCGTTCTGCGTGTCATCAATTAATTCCCAAAGGAACCGGCCAATAAAATCTTGGGTAGATATTCGCACACCTTCGTTGAGATATGCAAAAACGTGGACATTGTTGGGGTACCGATCAAGTGCAAAAGCGCTATCTTGAAACCCGATGTGCAAATCGGCGTTTGTAGGAATTTCAACGCTGCCTTGAACTAGTTCAATAATTTGAGCTGCAAAATTAATTTTACCTGCTGCTACATCGGATGCGCTAACGGACTCAAGAATATTAGTGCTGTAAGTCGGAATAGATGAAAATGTGCCTGAGGCCCGAATACTTTCGCTAACGGCTGTACTAAACAGAGTGCGCCCAAACGGAGTATCTTGAATTCGCGCCGTGTCAGCAGTGTTTGCCAGTAGAGAAACGGAAGAGGCCGCCGTATCTACACCTTGTGCAAACTCTAAAATTGTTCGGAAGAAAAGTCGTACGCCCTCCGTCTCGTCAACACCTTGCGCAGAATCTTGAAAGGACGCACCCCCGGCAAAAAGTGACGCTACCTGATCCTGCGCTCTTGCAGTATCGGTAAAAATTGGATTAAGAACCCCACTAGCAAACAAGCTGTCCGACGCCCTAGCCTGTTCAGATAGAAGTCCTGCAAAATTAACTGAGCTGACAGCTACATCCGAAGTAAAAGCAGAATCCGAAACAAAGACAAACGGGTTGAACGGAGCTGCGACGCTATCTGTTAAGGCGGCTTGCTCGTCAATCAATCCAAAAACTCGGATAAATGCGTTTGCCGTGTCAGTAAGCGCGGCGTTTTCCAAAACTGCTGACCTACTAATTACCGCACTGTTGGCTAAATCCGACACCCGTGCGCTCTCAACCACCCCTGTTGCAAAAGTACTACCGCCAGTGGCCGCGTAGGGGGTGGCTGCGTATGCCGACAGGCCAAACATACGTTACCGTCAGGCAGCGCTAAGGTCTGCCTCGTTAAACCAACGCTGTTGCAGATTGCCTTCGGAGTCAGCCCACTCAACTAGACATTGCACGGTTCCGTCCTCTAGCATTCTAAAAGACTTGACTGGGCCCGTGGGTGCTTGCACAACGAGTTTAACTACGTCATCTTTTTTGAACAAAGTCGCCATGTGCTACTCCTTAAACGGCATCGAGACTAAAAGTGTACGTGACAGTCAACGTGTCGCCGCTCACCACAATACGGTCGCCGGGGGCTTGAAAATCCGACGCTGAAAATAAAACACCTGTATTGCCGCCCTTAGTGCTGCTGCTGGTCAAAAACGCACCACCAATAGTCACTGAAGCGTTGATGTTGTATGTGGCTGGCGAGGCAGTGTTTGTTGCTACAGACGGGTCTGCAGTAGTTGGAACACCAAACGTGCATGCTGGGCGAGTGGCTTGGCTATAAGCCGTGACCTCAGTCCAACCTGCGTGTGAGGACATGGTATCTGAGGCAGCAGGGTTATTAGACGCAGCAGCGCCATACAGACCAATGTACCAAGCAGCGGTATAACCCACGCCTGTAAAGTACTGCGTGTTCATGTCTTGCAAACCGACGTTAACAACGAGATTGTGCTTCTCGACTTCCCACTTAAGGTCACCGTTGGCGTCGTGGCACTTGACGTGAAACACACCTCCAGCTTTAACTTGATTATCGGACTCCGTCAGTTTGCTGACGTTGCCAATTACAGTATCTGTAGAAGTAGCGTGTTGTGCTGGAAGAGACATGGTTGCTCCTTATGCGAATCGAATAAGCGCAGCCGTGGCCGTGTTAGCGGGCGTCTGCACAGTGAAAGTTGTAGTGGCCGTTTTATCAGCCCCAAAATCCAAAATAGCCACAGCAAGATTGCTAAGGTTTGTATTGTATATGAGAGCCCCACGCGTAGTAAACACAGCGGGATTCCAGACTACGTCGCTGAAGTCGAGGTATGCAGTTGTGCCCGAGGTCAACACCGTCACGTTGGTTAGCGTAATGCCGCCAGCCGTGTATCCCGTACCAACAACTTCGTTACTCGTGGTGTATACCAAAGTGCCTGCATTTAAGTCCGCATTAGCGGTATACAAAGCCATCTTAAGCGTGCCAGCGCTCAGAGCCTGTAATGCAACCAGCTTGGCTTGCGTAGTAAGAGTTTGGTCAAACGCCATACTAGACTACCCCATTGTTCTGCGGTAGCGGCGCCGTACGATACTGTCCACTGCGATACGAATCGCTGCGCTCCAGACCGTCGCCCAAACGCTTGGCCATACCCAGCGCTTCTTTATATTTGCCATCATACAAGGCCACCATGTCGGCTTCGCCTTTCATGAAGGTAGTCGCCTCAACTAATGATCCATACAACAACACAGAATCAAAGTTGTCACCAAGCCAAGATGTGCCTGCTGTGACAATTGAGGCAGGGTAGTAGTAATAGTGCAGCTCGACCATGTACGGAGCATCCGGTGTGGGGCCTAAAATAAACGTCAGCTCATCCGTAATTGTTACGCCAGATGAGGTGGGACCAAACAATGCATAGTACTTTGGAGCGCCTGTTGCGCTGGGATTGGGGTATGCCTGCCGAATAAAGTTCACGTCTTTATTAAGCAAGTACTCGTAATCGCCTTGAAAAGTTAGTGAGCCCGTGGTGAATGCAGAAAGCGATTGGGATACCGTAACAATATCACCAACAACACTGACCACAGTTGTCCCTGAAAATATATTTGTTCCAGTCACGTTCTGGCCACGAATAATGCCTGTTGGCGAGACCACTTGCATTGTGAACTCAGTTACTTTTGTAGCTGAGGTTGTGGCACCCGAAAATATAGCCATTGAATAAACAGCCAAGAAATCTTCTGGACAACTCAAATATTTTACGGTTGCGCTAGCGGCACCTGTAACGTTCTTACGCAGGGGCGGGAACTGCACCGTGTTGTAGACGCGCTGCTCAGCCTGCTTGACAAATACCGGAATGTTGTCAATGAAGTCTTGGTCAAAGTTCTGCGTGTAGTCGCAGATAGCAGCGGTCAACTGGGTGTAGTTCATGTGCGTATCAGGCCATTGGGCCGCGAGCCATTACGCCTTTGGTAGCCGCGCCAGTGCCACGAATCTTAATACCCGAGGTTTTGACGCCGGGGTACTCGTTGCTGTGGTCGTTGGCCACGGACACGTTGGTGTCCGCCATGTGTTTCAAAGCACTGTCTTTTTTAAGCACAGCGGCAGGCGTGGCTGTTTTGGGTTGATTGTATGTTGCCATATTAGCCTCGCTTTTGTGCTGCTACTTTAGCCAAACCACGGCCCATTTTCAGCATGTTGCTGTTGGTCTTACCGGGGTTGCCCTTGGGGGATCTTTCAGATTGAACTGCACTTGTTGGACCGGAATCGCCAAGGTTTCTACCTTCGGTTTTTCCTTTTTTTGCAATGCCGTCTGCTGCGCGTTTAAAAGTCATGATGGACTCCTTATGATGTTGAGATTGTCACTTGACCGATAGCTGCAGTCAACACTAAATTGTTAGGTGTTAACGCATCATCGAAGAATCGGGAGCCCCCAACGGGATTCCACCCCCACTGAATGTCCCGGCTGCCGCCTGTTGGAAAGCCCGCCACGTTAGGGCCTGCTGTTACGTATGTTGTATCGTTGCGTGGATTGCGCACTGCTTGTGGATCGTCCACAGGGTACATGCCCAACTGCAGCTGCGGTTGATCTGGATCCCAGCACGAATCACAGACCAACAAATTGTATATCTTGGTTTTGAGAACTTCTTTGCGAAGCTCCGTAAGTTTGAAACGGAAACCACAACGATCGCACTGGGCGATCGAATTCTTCGCACTGGCAAACCGATTGCCCATTTATGTGCCGCTCCCGATGTACTGACGACGCGGTACAAAACGCTGAGCTGCTGTTTCGCGGTCTTCCGTAGCAGCCAACTCCCACGCCTCATCGTACTGCGCCTTGAGTATGGGCAACCGATCCATGGCATTAGGAATCTTCATGGCCAAGTAGTAAGACAGTCCAGCAACCATGCAAGGCACAAAACGAAACGGGATGTCCATAACATTTACACCACCGCCAGCATCCTGTGTGCGACGCATGCGCCAGTAAACAAGCGTGTACTGCTGGGAGTTATCTGGAGTAGGCCACACAGTGACTGCAGGGACTTGAGCCCAATAGACAGTAGCTGGTGCAGTATGCGCTGCAGCAATGGTATCTTGCTGGCCACGGAAACAGTTATACAGCGTACCGGAGCTAGCGTTTGTGTTCTGTGTAATGTAGCCGTAGTTGATGATCTCGTTATCAATCTTAATGAAGCCCGTATAGGGTAAACCCGTAACGTCACTCAGCACAATCTCTGTACTTGTAGACGTAATGGTTGTTGTAAGCGCGGATGCAATAGGGGAGTCTTGCCCATTTAAGCGCTGAATCCAGATCTGAATAGGTCTAGCTTGCTGAAGTTTATTAGGAATCGTGGCATAAGTAGAAACACTAATACGCGTA